AGAATACCAAAAGTTAGTCCACCACCTGTAGAGTTTGCAGAGTTATTTAATATGTGTAATACATTAGGAGTGGCAGGAATAGTGGCACATAAAAAACCAGCTGGAAACCATTGGGATAATTTAAAAATACAATACTTAAAAGATAATCCTGATGTTATAATAATGAAACAGGCAATGCCACAATGAACAGATCAAAATTTAATAAACAAAAAGTTTTAGATTATGTTCAAAACAAATTTGAAAATGCTAAAGAAATGAATATGTTTAAATTTTTACGTAAAGCAGTAGATATTGGTGCTAATGGTACTCAAAAATACATGGTTAAACAAGGAAAAAACAAAGGTAAAATATTATGAAATTAAACAAAGAAACAACTGTAAGTACAGACCTTAAAACAATCATGGGTATAGTAGCAGCTGTAGCTATGGGTGTCTTTGCATATACAGAAGTAACTGCTAGACTTACATCACTTGAAACATCAAGAGAATTATTCCAAGCAGATTTACTTAAAAAATCAGAACAAAAACCAACTGACCAAGAACAGTTTATGCTGATTGAAGATATATATAAAACTGTAGAGAAGTTGGAAAAGACACAAGAACAAAACATGACTAACAAAGTTAACATAGAATTTTTAAGAGAACAGTTAGAAAAAACTTTAATAGATGTTGAGAACTTAAAAGATAAAGTTAGAAAAAATGGAAACGGAGTTCATTAATGATTTCAGAAACTGTAGTAGCTTTATTGATGTTTGTTGGAGCTGAAATTAAAGAACATAGAATACAACCATCTATGTCTGAATGTTTAAAAGGTAAACGTCATGCTAGTCGTAATATTTCTGAAAATGTAGAATTTAAATGTATTAAGACTAAAGCAGAACTAGAAACTAATATTGATGGTAGCCAAAGCATTAAAAAAATTATTCTAGGTGGATAATGAAATTTTTATTAATAATACAAATATGTTCTTTAGCTCACACAGAGTGCATACCACCACAAAAAATATACCCAATGTATAACTCTCATTACGATTGTTCTACTGGTGGCTATCTAAGAGGGTTAACAATTATTAGAGAGCTAGGTCAAAAAGAAGTTGATAAAGCTAAAATTTACGTTAATTTTTCATGTCAACAATTAAATTATTCTTAATGTATTGTATAGTATGGTTAAGAGAAGAGGTTTGGCAAATATTTACTAACGAAGTGTGGATGACCAGAAAAGAAGCAGAAGAGTATGGTCAAAGAAATAAATTTAAAAAGAAAGTACAATGGAAAGTATTATGGTATGACAGAAAATATCATGTATAATATATTATGGCTATAGATTATAGAGGAGAAAAGTTTTCTGGTTATAATAAACCTAAAAATGACAGAACTAAAACTAAAAAGTTTTCTGTTCTTGCTAAATCTGGATCTACAGTAAAACTTATTAGATATGGAGATGCCAATATGACCATTGGTAAATCTGATCCTAAAAGAAGAAAATCATTTAGAGCTAGACATAACTGTGATTCTAAAAAAAGTGTGTTAAGTGCTGGCTATTGGTCATGCAAAAAATGGTAGCAAAAAAAACTTGGGTTAAATCAAGAAAAAAAATAACAATTAAATGTGGCACTTGTTTAATGTGCGATAGAGTTCTTATGTCTGATGAAGGTGGTTGGATTGTAAATGCAAACAAAGATTACTTTTGTGAAAACCACAGAGCAAATGAACATAGTTGCTTCGATGAATACTTAAAACAAAAAAAAGAATGGGATCAATTAAATTGTTAATTGTTGTTTTAATTTTTTAAACTCTTCGTGAATAGTTTTTTCACTAGACCAAAATCTTTCACGATTAAATTTCATAGCACGATGATGTATGATAGTAGAGTGATCCATACCAAACATTCTCCCAAGTTGAGATAAAGAAACTTTGTGTAGTTCAATCATTAAATTAATAATAATACTTCTTGCTTTAACTAAAGATTGATACCTTCTATCTCCAAGCACTTCTTTTTTATTAACTTCGTATTGAATACAAACTCTATTAACCACAGCTTCAAATGTTGCTGTGTGTATTTTTTTTCTATCTATTTTTATTCCTGCTTTTTTTTCGTCAAATCTTTCTTCTCTTATTTTTAATCTTAACAAGTTAAGTTCTAATTTACTTTGGTTTTGTTGCATTGACATTCGATAGCCATTCTTAAATCCTGTTTTGTAAAGTAATAATTCTCTTGAATTTAACTGTGAATACATTGGTGCGTTCATAGCTTGTTTTAATTGTGTAAGTGTTTTCATTTGCGTAAGATACCCTCTAGTTGTTTGCACAACTTGTTGTTGTTTTGACTTATGTAATTAATAACTGTTAGTCAGCCATTAATTGTTCTCTGCACTCAGACACTTTCAAATGTAAGCTATAACTTTCAGCTTTTAATTTGTTTGCCTTTTGAATTGCTTGGACATACAACTCACTTTTTTTTCTTTGTTTGTCCATCAACTCTTGCAGACGACTTTTGATCTTTTCCATCAATTATCTCCTTCACTATTGTGTGGTCCCATTTATATTCTTTGACCACTACTTCTACAAATTTACCTTTATTTAAAGGTTCTGCAGCTTTTTCTACGGAATCAAATTCTTCTACGTATAAAAAATTTGCGTCTCCGTACTTAGTTCTTATATATTTTTTTTCCTTTTTGTCAATCATAGTCTCTTTCTAATATAAATTCTAGATTTTGTATTGCTTTTAATATATCTTCTTTACCATTTTTATGTTCGTGTCTTGACACATATTTAATTACAGAACCTTCTGCAAATTGCATACGATTAGCTTGTATATATTCTATAGGTTGGATAGGCATAGCTTGGTAATGTGAACCACCAACTTGTTTATCTAAATTTTTTTTATTCATTATTTGTAATAGGGATTGTGGGGAGAAAAACAACTAAGTAAAAAGTCAAGGGTGATGACTAAAACTCCCCACAATTTTATCAAGATTTGTTTAGAACCCCGATGGTTTATTAGTACCATAAGCTACATTTTTAGCAAATGTCTTTTGTGGAGTAAATGTTGGTTGTCCACCACCACCAGTACTTGTAGCACTTGTGCTATTTGGTGAAAGTTTAATAGTAATGCCACCAGTTGGTTGACCACTATCGTCTTTAGTGTTCCATCCTGCTTGACTATACCAAGCACCACCTACTTTAACTCCTATGGTCCAGTTTTTTCCTTCTGGAGATTTAGGGTTTTTAGGTGCTACCCAGTCTGGGTGTTTGTCTTCTGTCTTTTTATTATTGGGTACTACGTTTACCCATATTGCTTCATCATTCATTTTTTTCCTTTTGTTATCTTCAACTTTATTGTTGAACATTTTTTAATTGCAACTCTTTAACATCAGCAACTTTTTTTATTTGTTGATATGCTTTAGAATTGTTTTTCATAAGATATTGGAGTTGATCTTTGTATTTTGCAGCTATGCTATAAAATTGTTTAGAATTTTTAGCTAACTGTATGTAACCCTTTATCTCTTCGGCATCCACTTTATCATCAAGATAAATAGGACTTATTTCTTCTTTTGCTTTTGAAGAAATTTTATTAAATGGTTTTGCTTCGTAACCATCTTCATCTTTAATTCCTGTCTTTAAATTTAATAAATTTAAGAAAGCATATTTTCTAGAGTATGACATGGCATTACCTGTACCAAACTTATCTATTGCACCCATTGCTGAACATCCATCAACCATTATAAAGCTAGTAGGATCTTCAATGTCATGTACTTTCATAGTGCAAACAACCATGACCATGTTTCTTGATTCAACTACTTCAGTTAAATAATTACACGTTGCATACAATCCATTGTCAAGCAAAGCTTGTGTTGCTACTTCTTGCACAGCATCGTGCATTAAAGGATTAAAGTGCATCCCCTTTACTTTGTCTGCTTTCTTTACACCACCTGCCGATAGACAAGCTGAGTGTAGTTTTTGATATATATTTTTCTTCATTGTTTTATTCCCCATAGGTTAGTTATTAGTTGTGTTTGTTCTGGTGCTAAATCTTTATAATAAAAGTAATGGTTCATATCTGGTGGCTCACACATTAATGCGAGTTCAGATAAATTTCCTTTACAGAACATAATCATACGTTCCCAAAGTAAAATCTTTTCTACCATTTTAAAATAAAGATATTCCAGGTGGTCTTGCTTCATTAACTCATGCGATTGGTCAAAGATAATATGCTCTTTGTCATTACAATATACTAAGAATGGTATCTTCTTAGAACACATATAATAAAACGCAGTTTGAGTTAAATTTTCTATTGTTGGTTCAGTAGGTAAGGCTTGACTACTCATTGACCATTCTTCTTTGTTCTTAATTTTTCTAATGTTAGGTGGCTTCGTTTTTAATTCTATAAATTTTGTTTTAGTTTCGTAATCTATCTTTCCTAACATCTGTTTAATCATAGTCATTTCTTGTTTATAAACATGACGTTCACATTCTAACTCATCTTTACCACTAATATCTTGCACAACCTTTTTTGTTACACCAATACAATCGTGAGCATAATCAATCATTTGTTTTTTGGCATAAGCATCTTTGTCGTCAACAGCATCTTTTTTATTTATGATAGTAAGTTCGTTTGCAAAACAAGTTTTATAATCTCTATCCCATTTTGTTTCTTGTTGCTTCGCAGATTTCCAAATGCTAGTTCCAATTAATCTTTGCACCACATTGTTAACTAAGTTTCCAAAGTTAGCTTTGTATCTAAAAGCAAATTTTCTTCTAGTCTCTTGTGAAAATGAATAGCTAATTAAATTTTTTGCAAATGGAGTTGACGTAGAAGAATAAGACCAATGATCTAATCCTTTACCACCATTAAAAAATGCAAATGCTTTTTCTATTTCTTTAGTTGTCATAGTTGTTTGTTGTATTTATATAGATATTATCCACTATGTCTATAACTATTTTACTGTTGATTTGTGGATAAGATTACCTTAATGGTTATTAATCAACAATAAATCAAAAAGGAAACAACTATGAAATTATCCGATTGGATGCAGAAAAATAAATTAAACTGTCGAGAGACAGCTCAAAAATTTGGCATAATAAACATTAATCCAAGCACTAACATTTTTAGGTATCGTAATGGAGAACGCATACCAAGAAAAGATGAAATGAAAAAAATATATTTAGGAACAGACAAGCAAGTACAACCTAATGATTTTTATGATTTCATCTAAACCTAAATTTAAATATAAAAGAGTAAAAGTTATTTGGCAAGACATTGTTACAGACCCATCGTGGTTTGATACTATATCTGATGTTGAAAAATTAACTTATGCGTGGTGTGAAGATGTTGGTTATCTTTTTAGTAAAGACGCAAAGATGTTAAAAATATTTACATCGTATTCTTATGACGGAGATAAATTAAGCATTGGAACAGTAACAGTATTTCCACGTTCAATCGTTAAAAAAATAGAAGTATTAAAATGACATACCAACCATTACCTCATCAATGTACTATAAGACCTAGTTGGATAGAGGGTCTAGGTTTGTTTGCTGTTAAAGAAATTAGAAAAGATACAAACTTAGGTATATCTCATATTGAAGTTGAAGATACTTTGTATAGGTTAGCACTTGGTAGCTTCATTAATCATGCTGAACAATCTAATTGTGTTAGAATAAAAGATGGTAATAAATGGTATTTAAAAACAACAAAAGATATTATGCCAAATAATGAGTTAACATTAACTTATAGTTTATATAAACCTGAATGAGATTTGCTAAATATTTTGACAAGGACTTGTACTCTAAATGGCATAGGTTATGGGATGGTATTGCTATGTGTGATATTGATGCGGTGGAGATTTGTAAAAACAAAGGATGTTGGAAACCATTAGCCATAATTGAGCATTTATACGACACAGGTTCTGATAAAAAGAAATATACAAACATTGTAGAGCATATAGGAAAAGCATTAGATGTGCCTGTATATCTCGTCTATTACAAAGACGTAGACAAGGACACCCTATCGTTCCGAGTTTCGCAAAAATACCCTATCTCCGTTCCATTAAAGGCTATGAATGAGCAAGAGTGGGTTGCTATATTGTATCATCTTCAAGCTGAACATCAGAAAGTTTGTAAACACAGAAAATAAAAGCTATGCAAAAATATTTACCGCATATCAGAATACCATTTAAACT